GATTCAGGGGCTCGTTCGCGGCTTCGTCGTGCGGGTGCGACGAGGACCCACAAGGACGGCCCCTGGATCGTCGGGGACAGAGAAGCGGACATGACCGTGTCTGTGCGTAAGGTGAAGCACTGAGTTGGGAGCAAGGTAGACTGCACACTCCACCTGGGCATCAGCGTGCCAGTGTCCAGGACCTGCAGGCTCACGTCGCTCCAATGCGGCGTTCCGGGCTCGTCCCCCGGCTTGCTCCCAACTGAGTGCTTGACGGAGAAGGAGAGCGATGTACGACCACAGCTGCACTCTCTGTGAACTGCACGCGACCTGCAAGACAGTTTGCATGGAGGCATCAGGTTCACCAGAATGGCCTGGCATGGTCATTGGTGAGGCTCCAGGAGCGAACGAGGACGAGCGAGGCACGCCGTTTGTCGGACGTGCAGGACGCGTACTCGACCGCGCTCTCGTCGCTTCAACCAACATGACCCCGAAGGCAGTTAGGCAGCGCCTGATCGTTACGAATGCAGTCAAGTGTCGCCCGCCGAACAACTCGACTCCGACAGCGCAGCAACTCGATGCCTGCGTTGTGTATCTAGAGAAGGAGATCGAGAGGTGGGATCCAGTGGCGATCCTCGCACTTGGTAACGTAGCGACAATCACGCTCCTTGGCACTGGAGGCATCACAGCGCTACGTGAAGGAGAGCACTACCTCAACAGAGAGCATGTGACGCGCGTGTTCGTCACCTTTCATCCTGCGTTTGTCCTCCGTCAGGGATACGAATCTGACGCAGCGGAGATGTTCAAGGAGGACGTTGCCGCGTTCATCCGACACATAAGGAGGAGAGGTGGACGTTAGATACAGCTTCATGACGACGGATGACCTGTATCAGATCCTTCAGTCAGAGTTCACGGAACTGATCCTGCTGCACTTCACGAAGGGCAAGTGGTGCTTGCACACTGACTACGCAGAGCATGGCTTTACGGGAGACACTCCTCGCGAGTGCTGCCTCTTCGCGCTGAGTCATTTCATCGCAGTGCGTGAGAGCGCGAAGTTCAACTGATGCGCATTCTCGCTCTCGATCTCGGCGTGACAACGGGCTGGGCATCTCTCTACAGGTGGAAGTCAGATGGCATGGCGACTGTGGTATCATCAGGCATCCTCACCTATGAGCAGTACACAGCGCAGTTGCCTCTACTCCTCAGCACCTGGGACTTCGACCACATTGTGATGGAGAACCCACTCCTGATCGCACGAGGGCAGCTGCGCTCACAGCTTGAGAACGTGATCGCCTGGACGATGTCTGCGATTGGCGAGACTCCGCGGACAGAGATTCTCGCGTCGGACTGGAAGGGCACGAAGTACGCAAAGATGAAGCTACCTCGGGGGTTGACGACTCACGAGCGTGATGCAATCCGTCTTGGCACGTGGTTCTCCGAGACGCGGTTGCAGGGCTCGTAAGTACCATTCATAATCGAAGGATGACGACAATGGCACGCTTCCACACCTCAGTTACAGAACGCGCGTCCTTCCGTGACTGCCGTCGCAAGTGGGTCCTCGAGACTCAAGAGCGTCTCGTCCGTCAAGGTGCGGTGCAGTGGTACCTCATCTACGGAGACGTGATGCACGCAGCGCTTGAGGCGTACTACCTCTCAAAGCGCAACGTCACAGATTGTCTCGACGCATTCCTTGCTGCGTGGAAAGAGGCAGACAAGAATCTGCAGGAGTCGTACGGAGGTCTCTACCTTCACGGGATCGAAGAGGAATGGTACGAGTACCTGGAGAAGGGTGGGACGACTCTGAAGTACTACGCGCAGTTCGACAAGAAGGATCCGTTCTTCACAGAGATCATTGGCGTCAACATCGAAGAGCGTGCGTTTGTAGAGATCCTGGACCTCGATGGGTCCTCGCTCCCAGGACGCCCACTGCTGTCTGGTAAGATCGACGTGGCTGGATTCCGCAAGGGCAAGAGTCGCCCGTCGATCATGGACCACAAGAACCTAGCGTCTGCGCACGACTCGCGCGCTCTCGATATGGACGACCAGTTGACAGGCTACTGCTACCTGTACTGGCGCATCGAAGACGTCGTCCCACTTGAGGCCGTCTACAACGTCCTGATCAAAGATCCGCCGAAGCCCCCGCGGGTCTTGAAAGACGGCTCGATCTCGAAAGACAAGTCGCAGCGCACGACCTACGACCTCTATCTCGACACAATCAAGGAACTCGGCCTGAAGAGAGGTGACTACGCTGAGATCCTCGGGTACCTGAAGGAAAAGGGGTGGTCGCAGTTCTTCAGGCGTGAAGGCGTGCAGAGGAGTCAGGAGGAACTTGAGTCCTTCGGGCGGCGCCTCTACTACGAGTACGAGGACATGCAACGNGCCCTACTCGACCCGGGCTACGCATATCCGAATCCGGGCCAACGGACATGTCCAGGTTGTGCGATGATGCCCCTTTGTCAGTCGATGGAAGAAGGAGGTGACCCCGACTACGTAAAGGAAGAGATGTATGAAGTCGGAGAGCACCGAGTCGTTATACCGGAAGGAGTGTGAACGTGGACAGACCCGTCAAGGATGCGTCACGTTCGGAGTGGGACGAGTACGGCAAGTACCTCGGCCTCAANCCGGACGAGTATCCGAACAAGGACGCTCTGATCGACGCTGCAGACGAGGCAGAAGCTGACCTCGATGCACTCGCTGGGCCTGACCCAGATTCAGAGGGCGGTCCTGTCGATGAGCTGGGAGAGTCCCCTCCGCCTGAGGTCACTCCTGGCAAGGAAGGCAAGTACCCGGAAGGGTACGAGGATGCCTCTGACTCGTGGAAGGCGGCGTACGATCACGCCGTGTCGCATGGCAACCCGTCGAAGACGGCTGTCGTGTTCGCAGACATCAACCACGACTCAGAGGAGTTCGGTGGCTAAAGCCACACGAGCGCGCCCGAGCGGTGCCAAGGGGAAGTCCCAGGTCACGGCCTACGAGAGGTTCGTCAACAACCTCTTCTTCGGTCCGTCAGGTGGCGGGAAGACACATCTCCTTGGCACCGCTGCGCTCGATGAGCGCACGGCACCAATCGCACTCCTCGACTTCGAGGGTGGCGTGCTCGATGTACTCACAGGTCTGCCTGGCCAAGGGACTGATTGGGTCCACATTCCGATCTCGAATTGGGCTGACTTCAACGAGGCCTACGCGAGGTTGGATGAGAACGACGAAGGGTTCAAGTCAGCAGGCGTTGACTCGATCTCAGAGACACACATCTTCGCATTGCTCAACCTCCTCGAAGATGGCAAGCCGTCTCGTGAGAAGGAACCTGACTTGATCCAGGAGGGCGACTACGGTACCGCACTCGTGCAGTTGCGGCGCCTAGTTCGCAAGTTCAGAGATCTCCCGATGCACACGTTCTTCACGGCACACGATAGGGAGATCAGGCACCCACGCGAGGGGCTTGTAACTGTTCCGTCGATGGCCGGTAAGGCGTCGACCGAAGTGCCTGGCCTCATGACCCTCGTCGGGTACCTGGCATTGTCGGAGAACGAGGAAGGAGACACGGAGAGAGTACTCCTGCTACAGAACTACGCCAAGATCAGGACGAAGGTGCGGATGCCTTGGGGTACAGAAGCGCCGGACGAACTGGTCAATCCCAGCATGACAGATGTACTCAACGCACTCCAAGTGTGAGTGCAAGGAGGTTACAGATGGTAAAGGTAACAGTTGACTTCTCAGAGGTCGAGGAATTCTCAGCAGTCCCGAAGGGCGAGTACCCGATGGTCTTCGAGGAGCTCGTGTATGTCGAGCCCGAGTCGGAGGACAAGTACCCGTATATCAACGTCAAGGCCTCGATCACCGAAGGCGAGTACGACGGTCGTAACGTCTGGGGGATCTGGTCGTTCTCACCGAAGGCACTGTGGCGGATGAAGCAGGCCTTCGAGAATCTCGAGCTGCCTCTTGACGAGGTCGAGTTCGAGGTGGACGAGGATACGGACTACGTCACAGAACCGGCTCTCGTCGGCATGCCCTTCGTCGGCGTTGTCGAGGTCGAGACCTACGAGCAGCGAGAGCGGTCACGCCT